CTCGGGTCTACACAAACACACCTAAGGCGCTTGAAGATGTCACAGAAACGCCAGAAGGCCAAGACGAGCCAGTAACAACTCTTGGCTTAAAATCTCAATGGATCGCACAAGCCAAAGAGAACGCTAACAAGGCATTGGCGGCAACAGACTGGGTGGTGGTACGCAAGGCAGAGCGTGGCGTTGAAATTCCTGAAGACATTGCCGCAGAACGAGCGCAGATCATTGCAGACTGTGAAGCTAAAGAGGCGGCGATTGCGGCGGCTACCACGATTGAAGAACTCATTGCGGTAGTTCAAGGTGCTTAGTGGATCCAATCACGGCATTAGCGACCATCTCGGCGGTATGGGGTGGTATCAAAAAAGCGGTCGAGGTCGAACGTGAGGTCCAGGACGTCTTCGGTCAGTTATCCCAATGGGCGCAAGCCGCTGATGTACTAGAGCAGGCGGCAGAGCAAAAACCTAAGAAAGCCCCGCTATTTAAGAAGCTCACCTTTGGCGATGATACAAAACAAGCCTTTGATGCCTACGCCGCAAAAATCAAGATGCGGCAGATGGAAGCCGAGATCCGGCACGAGTTTTTGTACGGCGGCCTGTGCCACTTGGGTATGGATGGACTGCGGGAGTTTTACAACGTAAGGCGCCAGATCCGTGAGCAACGGATCAGGGCTATTCAAGAGCAGCGCATACGCCAGCGTGAGTTTTTCGAGCATTGTTTTACAGGCGGGTTGATTCTTGCTGGCTCGGCTGCGGTGATCTCGATTCTGTGGATGGCGGTTGAACTTATTAGTATGGGTGGGCAGTAATGTTGCTAGAACTTATAAATCCAATTACGACCTTACTTGATAAATTTATCCCCGATGCCACTGAAAAGCAGAAGTTGGCGCATGAAATTGCGACTTTGGCACAGAAACAAGCGCATGAAAATGCGATGGCACAGATCGAAGTCAATAAGGTCGAAGCTGCAAGCAATTCTATTTTCAAGGGTGGATGGCGCCCCTTCATTGGCTGGGTATGTGGTACGGCGTTTGCCTACCATTTTGTGCTTCAGCCTTTGCTTATTTTCGTTATGACCTACGCTGGGCACCCCATCCCTGCCCTGCCTGAATTTGATATGGCTTCGTTGATGACGGTTCTTGGTGGCCTGCTCGGTCTTGGCGGGTTACGTACTTTTGAGAAATACAAGGGGGTAACAAAGTGACCTTCAAGCTTTCTAAGCGCTCGCATGACCGACTGTTTGGTGTAAACCCTAAGTTGGTTGCTGTTGTGAACCGGGCCATTGAACTGACCACGGTGGATTTTGGTGTGACCGAGGGCCTGCGAACAGTTGAAACTCAGGAGGCTTATGTCAAGGCAGGTAAAAGCCAGACCATGAAGTCCAAGCATATTGATGGAAACGCTGTCGATTTAGTGGCTTACATCAATGGCGGGGTTTCCTGGGAGCTTAATTTATACGATAATATTGCAGAAGCAATGCGAACAGCCGCGATTGAGAACGACTTGCCCCTGCGGTGGGGTGCAGCTTGGAACGTTCCAGACATCTGCAAGTGGACAGGCAGTATGGAGGACGCAATGAATCATTATATTGACGAGCGTCGCCAGCAGGGTAGGCGCCCTTTTATTGATGCGCCCCATTTTGAGATTGCCTAAATGCCTTTAGCCCGACTCTTCCTTAAGCCTGGAATCGATAAGCAGAACACCGAATACGGTGCCGAAGGCGGCTGGATTGACGGCGACTACATTCGATTCCGTTATGGCCTGCCAGAGAAGCTTGGCGGGTGGACCAAGTTCAGCAATTCTTCTTCCTATTTAGTTGGTCTCGTCAGCGACGTCTTTACTTGGAATGCCTTGGACGGCTCGCCTTATGCGGCCGTTGGGACTACCCGAAAGCTTTATGCCTTTTTTGGCGGCGCTTGGGCCGATATCACCCCAATACGAGTAACGACAACGGCAGGCGACGTGAGCTTTGCTGCATCAACAGGGTCCACGACAATTACTGTAAGTGACACGGCCCACGGAGCAACAGAGGGTGATTTTGTTACGTTTAGCGGGGTGGATGCGAATGGCCTTGGGGTCGGTGGCAACATCACCCAGGCGATTTTGCAGTCTGAGTTTGAGATCACGTCGATTATTGATGCTGACAGCTACACCATCACATCACCTGTTGCGGCCAATGCGTCTGACAGTGGAAGCGGTGGAGCGTCTGTTGTAGGCGCTTATCAGATCAACGTGGGCACGGATGTCAGCTTTGTCGACTATGGCTGGGGCGTGGGCACCTGGGGAGAATCCACATGGGGAACGCCACGTGCTCCTGGCGGTACGGGTGTTTTCTTGGCATCCAGGGTCTGGCAAATCGACAGCTTTGGAGAGGATCTTATTCTTCAGCTTGTCAATGGCGGCATTTACTATTGGGACACAAGCGGGGGACTGACCAGTAACCGGGCAACGGCTATCTCAGGGGCGCCCACAAAGAGCACGTATGCGCTGGTTTCAACGCCAGACCGTCACCTTGTCTGTTTTGGAACGGAGACGACGGTTGGAACACCTTCGACGCAAGATCCGATGTTTGTTCGATTCTCAAACCAAGAGGATATCAACACCTTCACGGAGACGGCCACCAACACCGCCGGTGGTCAGCGCTTAACGGACGGAAGTCGGATTGTTTCGGCTGTCCGATCGCGTGGTCAGATTCTGATCTTCACCGATACGTCGCTGCATGGCATGCAGTACGTTGGACCCCCTTACACGTTTGGCTTCCAGCAGCTCGGTGCGAATTGTGGCTGTATTGGCCCTCATGCTGCGGCGGACGTCAACGGGCTTGCCTTTTGGATGGGCACGGAAGCCTTTTATCTATTTGACGGTACGGTCAAAAAGATGCCCAGCACGGTCCAGGATTACGTGTTTAAGGACATCAACCTAACCCAAGGGACCAAGGTCCATGTGGGCGTTAACTCGCAGTTTAACGAGGTGACCTGGTGGTATTGCTCGTTTACAAGCGACTTTATTGATCGTTTTGTGAGCTACAACTACCTTGAAAACACCTGGCACGTGGGCACGATGCCTCGAACGGCTTGGGTGGACATCGGCACGTATGAAAAGCCGATTGCTTCGCAATATCTCCCTCAAAGCACAGAATCGACGATCTCCACCATTTACGGGCTGACAGCCGGACGTTCTTTGATCTACAACCAAGAAGACGGTGTGAACGGTGACGGGCAGGCTATTTTTGCCTTCATCCAGTCTGGCTACTTTGATATTTCCGAGGGTGACAACATGTTGTACATGAAGCGTTTCATCCCGGACTTTAAGAACCAGGTCGGAAATCTCACAGTGAGATTATTGTTGCGTCCGTATCCTCAGGCGACAGCAAGCCCGAGTTCCTTGGATCCGTATGTCATCACGCCCACCACACAGAAGGTGGACACGAGGGCCAGGGGGCGTCAGATTAGCCTGACGATCGAAAGCACCGACATCGACACCAACTGGCGCTACGGCACACTACGGGTAGATGTCCAGCCGGATGGTCTTAGATGAGCAAGATCTTTAACGTCCGACTGCCTAATGCGGTCTCTGGGACTTACGACCCGCAGCAGTTCAACCAGCTCGTGCGTTCGCTAGAGCAGATCATTCTGCAGCTTAACAGCACTTATACGTCGATCACGGACCAGAACCAAGGCGCCGCTTTGGGGTGGATGTCTGGGTCTTCGGCAGGCGCTGGCGGTGGATTTGCTGGGGGCAACCGAGGCTTTCAGGTCAGTAACGGCATCATGCTGCCTTATGCGCTCTTGATGGACCAGAATGACCAGCTCAATTACAGCGCAACCGAGGACAACATCATTACTTTTGGCACACCCGTGCTGGAATATGGCATACGGGTGGGCAGTCACAGCGCTGTTTTTACAGGCGAAATTGACGACGGCTCGGGGTCTGCAGGTACGGTTTTGGATGTGACAGCGGTCACATCTGGGACAATTCTCAAGGGCATGACGATCTCTGGCACAGGGGTTACGGCAGGCACGAAGATCATCGGCCAGGTCAGTGGAACAACAGGCGGGGTTGGTGTATACACTGTAGATACATCGCAGCTCACCGCAAGCACGACGATCACCGGCACCCGAGCTTCGAAGCTTATTTTTGATTACCCTGGGCAATATTTGATTAATGTCCGTGTTCAGGCGGTCAATAAGAGCAATGCCGTTAAAGAGTTCGAGCTTTGGGCCAAGAACACCGGGGTTAATTACCCCTTAAGCAACACCCGTTTTGACCTCCCTGTTCGAAAGAGTGCAAGTATTTATGGTCACATTTCGGCCTTTATTTCCGGTGTTTTTACCGTGAGTGACCCGGTAACCGAGTATCTGGAGATGGCCTGGTGGGGTGAAGATACGGACGTTGAGATCGAGTCCTACGCCGCAGGCACCTCCCCCACACGGCCGGCCGTGGCCTCGGTCATTCTGTCTGCGGCCTTTATCTCAGCAGAGGCTTAAACATGGCAAACAAATACCTACGTAAGTACGTCATCCCGACCGCAGCCACCGAAACCGAGCTTTATGTGGTGCCGGCGGCCAATGGGGCAATCTTGAATTCACTTCGTATTACGAACGCAAATTCGGCCAGTTCTTTAATTGACGTGAATGTTTATCCCTTGGGAGGAGCAACGGCTTATTCAGTGCTCAAAAACCATTTTTTGCCAGTGAATGCCACGATGGATGTTTTCAGCGGCATTCCCTGCGTATTAGAAGCTTCTGACGAAATTCATGTGGAATCGTCCGAGGCGGATGTGGTCTTTTATTTAAGCTACCTCGAAGTAGACAGGAACTAGTGAAAAAGGCGATAATTTGGGCTAAATCCGCGTCCTTTCCCGGCGCGCGCCCAACGAGGCCTGTATATTAATTTGGAAAGGACACCCATGGACGGTGCAGGCATCATGAACCTGCCTACAGAGGTAGGCGGTTCTAACACTCAAGACGGACTCGATTCTTTTGCTCCCTTGATCGCAGCGCAACAAGCCGCTCGCGACATGGGCTACCCTCGCTTTACCCGCGAGTTGCTTGCAGCTGGTTCTGAAATGGACCCTGCCGAGGTCCAAGAATTCTTACAAACCATCCGCAACGCAGGCTTGACGTCAGAAGACGTTGCGCTCATGCGCCGTGTGGTTGAAGCCGTCTTTAACGACCCCAACAACTACCCCGAGGTCCGTCAGCGTCTGATTGACGAAGGCGCTCCTGAGGACCTGCTTCCTGAGACCTTTGATTTGGAATTCTTCACTGCCCTGCGTATGGCGGTGGAGGAAGCAGAAAACCTTTCCCGCGAACCACGGCCCACGGAGCAGGAAATGCCTATGCCGATGGAAGGCGCTCCAGTCGAGATGGCCGACGGTGGGGTTGTTGGATTGCCACAGCTTAAGCCCATTGCCCGTGCCATGGCCTCGATGGGCCGACAGGGCGACACAATGCTTGCTCACATCACGCCGCAGGAGGCGATGATGCTTAAGCGCATGGGGGGATCAGGATCGATCAACCCTTACACGGGGCTGCCTGAGTTCTTCTTGGGCAAGATTGTTAAAGGTATTGGAAAAGCCATTAAGGGTGTTGCTAAAGGAATTAAGAAGTTT